CCGAATGAAACATCGGCAATCTCAAAAACGGACATTCAAACCAATCAGGACCACCTTTCCGGCAATTATCCAGTATCCTCATCATCGTCTCCCCACTCTTTTGCGATCTCCATAAGCCGCTCTTTATCGCTCTCTTCGGCTTCTACTACAGCATTCCATAAATCCATATCCAGGTACTCCAGTATTTTATCCTCGACCAACCCTGCCATCACCTTCGGCGCCAATGCGTCCAGTTCCCATGAAGATACCCCATAGATTTCCACATAACCTTTGAATCGAGAGTCAGTCATTTTTGCCGGATTTTCCGGTGGATTATATCGCTGTATTTGATCCATATTCAATGCCAGCCGATGTACGTCCAACGGAATATCTACTTCAGCTACAAGTTCGCGGTACTCCAAAAAAAGTTCCATACGTTCTCGTATATCCCGAGTCATATCAATACCAGACGGATCGTGGTCTCCCAGATAAATTAAAATCAACTTCTTGTCCTCAAAATGAGCAATCTGAAATCGTCGCGAAGCCTCATAAATTGCAGACTGCGAAGAATAACCACGGTTAGCCATAAATGTTACATCCCATGTATTACACACCGGTTGAATGATGTTTGATACTGCATCCTTCTCACACCATACTTCAACATAGTACTCCTGATCGTCCCACCGCGGCTTATAGTAAGCGCGGGTTGCCGTTTCAATAATCTCTTTTGGACTATTCCAGTGTGACCGTGATTGTGGTATCCGTACCCGATCTTCAATCATACTCCAATCGATCAGCCCGGCCAGTCTTCCCCGGCTCACTATATTTCCGATCCGGTTATATTCTGCTTGTGAGTTCGGAATCACATCACGGGAAACAAGCTGGTAGTACAACTGACGCAATGTCAATCGATAACCCTGCTGTCCAAGGTCTTTTAATATTTCATTTATGTGATCAATAAGTGCTCTCGATGACTCGCTCGGTTTCCAAGCCTTGAACGTCTCTCTCATTTTAAATCCGCCCCATCTTCGTTTATAGTATCATCCAACAAGTCTTCAATGATATCTTGCACCTCGTTATCCTTATCCAAAGATTCATCAGAAACCCCGTCCAACCATCTAACCTTTACATTATAACCCGCCAACTTTAACCCTTTAACCGTTCGCTCCATGATATCCTTAATATCATCATAGCTCTCTTCCTGGTAACGTTTGACAATTTCGCCTTGGCGTAAATCCACCGTTACTTTCTTCTCAGCTTCATCAACGATAAAGAGCCCATCTTTATAGAGCTTTGCAAGGATTAAGGCTTCCGCCATCTGCTTTGTAGGTTTCCTTTTATCATCCATTAGAAGTTATCCCGTATCTTTTTAAAATTCAGAACCCCCGGACCCTCGGCAGGCATCACAACCTTGACACCATAGATCACTTCTAAACGGTCTAGGTTATTTCCATCCTCTATTAACAAGATGTTACGAAACCGGTTCACTGTCATATCAGGTTTACCGACCTGGCCCATAACTTTCTGACATGCCCTAGTCAGTTCCAATCGTACCCGAGTACCTACAATGATTCCAGTCGTAATATTTCTTTCCTGTGCGTTTTGCTGTAGCTTCCTATCAAGGTAGCTAATCATATCTGCGCCATCGTTGATTATCTCATCATCTATTAACATAGTTTCATCCCCTACTTATAATAATGGACTTATTAAGTGTTTTTCCTATAAAAAAAGCCTCGGACCGGAGGGAGCCCAACAGAAAAGTTTCCTCTTCAGGGACTTACGGATGCCAAAGCTGCCAGACAGCGCTCCCGATTTAACCCCCTACGCAGTACATCTCTAATACGTAGAGTATGGCAAATCGAGGGGCACCCATACTCTGACACTTCCGGTCCTCGGCTGTCAAACTTAATTCTATAAAGCATTAAATAACTTATCAAACTCTCTCTCATATTTGTAAACAGTTATAAGATGCTCGTCGGCTCCTTTTTCAAACCGACCATTGTACCGAATAATCGCCCGGTCCCATGAGCCTCCATGCCGATCATAGAGTTGTCGTAAGTATTCCAAACCCAGATCAACATTATTCTCAGGGGTCAAAATCCACGCCTTCCCGTTCTCCGTATATTTCGAGCGGAATGTCGCTGAGTTTAATTGAAATAACCCATAGTCTGTCGATAATATCTTTCCGTTTTTAACATTTTTGGTTACAGCCGTCTGAATAAAATTACTTTCTTGCTTGCATAATGCAAAGCCCAAATTGACAGGTATCTTTCGTACCAAACAATTGTTTAATATGAGCCGTGCTATCTCGCGATCTCCCACGATATCCCCATACAAAGCAATCACTTTATCGTAATCTTCATACGCCTGTATCTCTTGTATTCTCTGGTTGATCTCCATGCGTTCAAAATATAACTGTCTCTCCCGCACAATCGTGATCTTCTCATGGACCTCAATTGTCGGGTCAGCGTGTAACTTGAAAATGATATAACTTCCGAACGCAATAAATAAAACTATTGTTATCAGATTTAACGATATTTTCTTCATTTCTACCCCTTCACATTTTAGATAAAGAGAGACGGGGAGTGCTTTGACAATCGAAGCCACTTGGAGGTTTGTTTACGATCAAACATTACACTCCCCGTCTTATCTTATAATTATGGACTTTTTCAGCAATTTTCCTACAAAAATCTCCAACTCACCTCCGTGGACTTGCATCCGGGTTATAAAGTGGACCCAGACCAAGAACATCCCGATCCTCCTGGGCCTCCACTTTTTCCCACTTCTGTACCCGCTCCCTTAGCTCCGAGAGCTCTTCCAGAGTAAATATCCAGGGAGTCCCCGGACCTCCCGGCTGCATTCCTATACCAAACTTTGTAGCATAATGTTTAAGTGTATCCTGTTTGATTCCAAGAACCACAGCACCGGTCTTCGACGTAAATACAGCCGTAAATACAGCCACACTACTCACCCCCTTCCTTAGCCCCACTACCACTCTGAAGTTTAAGACAGATGTCCAACTTCAAGCTCCCCGTGAGTTCTGTAAAACTCGCAATGTTAATATTTGCAGGCTCACACAAATGGTCAACTAAATTAAATTTCCCGTAATAGTGTTCATGCTCCGATATCGCAGCCAATAAATCTTCGCGTATCCCCATTATTTATACCTCCACAATTTATTTCAGACTAATCGTCTGTGTGGAGAGCCCTCAAGCTCTCCCCATAGAAGATTACTCACCGTTATACGACACGGCCTGAAGCTCATCGATCTTTCCTTCCAACCACGTTTCGAAACTGTCATCAGAGTCTTCATCGTAGTCATCAAGGTCAATTCCCTCCAATTCGCTGGCCATCACCTCACATTCATCATACCGGCCCTGAAGCAGCTCCCCAGTCGGCCCTTCCTGAAGACCTTCCGGCATGTTATCCAGCTTATCAATTTGCTCGTCACCCAGGGCTCTGATCTGTTCTATAGCATCATTCACCTCACTTTGCAAGTCCTCAATAGTTTGTCCCGGTGATGATCCTGCTTTCACAGTCCCACTGAATCCTGCAATCACATCATCCTCGATGTCATACATCTGAGAAAAGAAATCAGATTGCGTAAGCTGACTTCGTTTCGGGTAAGCCTTACTATAATGCTTGGTCCCTACAAAACTCTTCCCAACAGTTGTTCGAGTTTTCCACCAGTAGTAGGACTCCCCCCTCTTTGCAACCGGATTTTCCTTCCGTGCGGATTTCACATGTGTTACTATTGGCATCACTACCTCCATAAAAGTTATTCAACTATTAATCAGCCGCATTTGTACAGTAGGTATATATACCTACTGTACAACCGTAGCGGATCACATAACTTCTTTTTCATCCTGTAAGATCATCGGCATCAAGACAACAATTTTGCACGCATCCACAGCCTTGTTATAACTTTCTGTAATCCATAGAGGCGTGTTCGCGTCTTTCGAAACAGTTATCTTTTTCGACTTGAGCGCCATAAAGTATGGATAATCAACATCAACCTTGAGATAGTCCGGTCCTGAAAAATCACCATACCACATCCTTGACTGATCACGAGAATCCTCAATGACAAGCTCATGTGGACGAAATTTCACTCGTACATCCCCCGCACGTGGCTTCGGCGTGGAAAACGCTTTCGCCAATTGATAAACAACCTCCGGGACTGTCCATGCAACATTAACCGCTGGCCTTTTCGACATAACTTTAGTGAGATCGGGATAGTTAAACCGTTCTTCTTTCGGTATCTCCCAGAGATGTTCAATATCAAGCAGCTTATATTTCACAGGTAAATCAACGAACTCAGAAATTATCACATAGCCACTAGTAAAGATTCGCTTGCCTCGCCATGATAAAATCACCTTGTTATATAGCTGTGAACTATCACGACTCATTAACGACCGCGCCACCTTAATAAACGGATCAGTCGATCTTGTCCGCGTCGGCGTCTTCGGCTTTCGTTTATCCAATTGCATACACCGAAAACACCACAACCTACCATCCTCCAAGGTACATAATGTCCCCTCGATCTCTTTTCCACAGTTATCACATTCCATCTGACAAACCTCCTGTTGACTCAATTTCAGACTTAACCGTCTGCGTAGACGCTCCATAGAACGTCCCCGTAGAAAGTCGTTTACTCACCATCCGAGTCGGCTTCCGAGTCTTTCCACTCAGTGACTTTCAATTCCCAACTGATATGAAACGGAATGTCATCATCGTCCTCAGCATCAATCCGTCCCGAGTTATAACCCTCACCTATCAATCGGGCAATTTCTTCCCTGTCGCAGTCTTCCATTACCTACCTCCATAAAATAAGATTGCAGTAGGGATCGAATGCTAGAGCTTTCGCACCGCCTGGTATCCTACCCAGATATCTGGCAAGTATCTCTAGTTGTTCCTACGTCTTGCTTCGCCCGTCTATATACGAACAGCAAGTGATAACCTTTACACTCGATCCCTAATTTTACATAGCCAACATCTGAAATCCACGGGCGTCCGTTGCACACGTTGTTAACCTTTGCTTTGTTTTACGGCAATAACATAGCTCGGAGTTTGTCCCATACTGGATTCCATGCCACAAGTACCCATCAAAGTTAAACCATACATCTCGACGGACTCTTGCTATGTTGTGCCCGCCCTCTTTAGAATACCGTACAGGTATCCGCAAAGTACCAGGCCAGTTCGTTATTTCCTGTTTCCCGGCACTGGTCGTCAGGTAGAGAGAAATCCGTCCATGCTTTTTCATAAACGCCTCATCCTGAACAGCACAACATTTGTAACACACTATCCTGTCTTTTCCATCGCGTGCAAATCCGGTCCCCGCTCCCTTCTCAGGAACGATCTCTTCTCCGCACTGAGTACAAACTAATGTCAAGTCCATAACAAACCTCCATTTAAAATTGATTTCCTTTGTCCGAATTATATTTTTTACAAATCTCCGCGGTCCCCCATTCCCGACCCCCTGCACGCAACAACTCGGGATCACCACCTCGATCTCGTACCATATCACTGAGATACTCCATATCAAAAGATTCCAAATCTCCGCTATGATCTTTAAACCCCCCATGCCCTCGTAACCACCGCTTCAAAACCACACGCTCATACACACAGATATCACGTGCCATTTTCCGTAGTTTATTTTGATCACACATCACAAACCTCCGCTGGGAAACACCCCCCTCTGCACACTCATAAAAGTATGCAGTAGGTGATGTTTACAGACTGTCAGCATACCCATTGATAAACCCAGCCATACGTTTTAGTATAGCACGCGTGGCAGGTTTACCATCGTTCCAACAGACAACGAACACATTCTCGATAGAAGGATCAACAACGTGATAAGCAATCCCGTCTAGCGGCCTCCACATGAACATCCAGTGCTGTTCTTTCGGGTCCATCTTGAAAGGAAAACACGTTCCCATACCGTTCAATAAACTTTTAGTGATTTCTCCGGTTTTCCGATAAGTAGAGATAGCATCCGGTTCACCGAACTTCGCTACATGATGAAGTGTTAAATCCTTCTCAGTCGCATTAATATATCTATGTGACTTAGCCAGTTCTTCATCCCATGGAACACCGTACAGCATCGTCCAGTTAAACTTATCGTCCAACTCTGGGTTCACTATCTTGACCGGATAATCTTGATCCCCGTTCTTCCGGTATTCCAGCCAAGCGTTATGCCCGGCTTTCAACGCTGATAACACCCCAAACATCGCTACATGAATATCCTGTGTTGCCTCGGTCCAATTCGTTCTTGTCTTCATTTTGCAAACCTCCATGTAAAGTTAATTACTCGTGTCCGGGCTCCCCTGAGAAAGCCCGCCCATGAAAAATTAAAATCCAAACTCATAGTTCTCAATAAACTCTTCATGATCCGGCCAATAGGCCAGACTACCATCATCGAATACATGCGGAATAAAGAACTCAGCTTTTCCACTATGCTTGGCTAGGTAACTCCAAGTCTTTATCTCATTAAGCTGTTTTCCGTATGATCGTCGGGCCGCACTCTCGGTAAGAAATACTTCCGAAAAATGATGAGGCTGCTCTAAATCCCCATTTCTCTTTTTCCTATTTACCCAGGCCCGAACCTTCCAGATTTTAGGCCACATCCCTTGCATTCGACGTTTCACATGTTCTAATACATCCGTCGCCACAGCGTCCGTCATAGCAAACCTCCGTAGGCGAAATGTCGCCTGCCTACCCGCTCCCATTACGAAGCGGTAAGGTAGACTCACTTTCCCTTTGTTATTAAATCAACAACGCGCTTTCGGCCTTCTGCTTTGAGCGGGTCAGGATCACCGCCATACTCTTTTACTTTGTCCTCCAATTCTTTCATACCCATATCCCATAGTCCCACATTTGAGTATGGTACACTTCTCGATTGATTTTCCTTCGCCAACCATCGGCGCATCGCTGCCCGTTCCCCGGCCTGGACACGCTCAGCTATCTCACGGGCCCTGTCCATTCCTTCCTTCATCGCTTCTCTCTCTTTTCCGTCTTGCGTCCACGTTTCACTAATCGTCTGATCTCGTCTACCAGATCAGTCCGCGCGGATTGTGCTTTATACTGCTCAGCCTTTTCAACTGTGCCAATAAGTTTACCTCCATTTGTAACGATGTGAACTTTCATAGCATCACCTCCTTGATTGTAATCACATCTTATAGACCTCATGCTTTTCAACTTTCCATAAGAATGATTTCCACCGTTCAAACTCAGGCCGCCAATTTTTCAATGCAGTATACGCACTCAATGTAACCGTTCTTTCTTCAACACAACGAACTGATTCCAAAATCTGTCCCGAATCATATTCGTTGCTCGGAAAACACTGGTCATATCGTAACATATCAATTGGAAAACAGCCATGTCCCACAACCGTAAAGTTATGTCTCCACATTTTGTCACCTCCTTAGATTATCATCCGCCTACCCGCCCCTTTTGAGGGCGGTAAGGTAGATGCTCCTACAGGTTGACCACTTCCCCAAAGGGAGGATTAAAACGTTCGTTCTTCCGGGTCAATACCCATAGGACAGGGTAAGGCGGGTCTTCTGGAAAACTTTCACAACAACCGTCAGTCTGATAGATCATACATACCGGATATTCACCACTCTCTTCAATGTGCTTGAATGGCGGACAAAAATCCGTACCACCACCGCCCTTCGGGTGCAACTCCACCGGACTGTCAGCATCGAACTCTTCTACATTCTGTACTTCCATATCACAGTAGATCACCTTAGTGTTCGCGCGGTAGTCCTGTATGATCGCTCGGACTTCAGATTCAAACGCCGCAAGATCGTCGTCACTAATACTACCCGACGTATCCATCGCCATAACAACATTCTTCAACTCCTGACTCCGAAGAGACGGGAGAATCAGACCAGCATGAATATAACGCCGATTTGGTGGGAACCATTGATAGTCATTCCTAGCGTTGGTATCAACAAACCTTCGCAGTAATTCCCTCCAATCAAGTACCGGTTCCAACAACTCTGCAACGAGCCGCTCAAGCATACCTGGAAGATCACCTATAGCTTTCGCTTGTGTCGCAGCCTGGGCCATTGCAACCTTCCATTCCTGACCAGCCTGTTCTTTTTCATCCGCTGAAGGTGGTGAGTCATCTTTACCGGGTGCGTCTTCAACACCACCACAACCACCCGGATCGTCCCCTTCGCCATCATCCACAGGCAACTTTGCATGTATCTGCTCAGCGCTCATGTCTGAAAACTGAGGGTCTTTCAGAGGATGTCCCGGCAACGTCATCCCACAACCTTCAATCAACGGATTGATCGCATAATCACAAGCAATATTCCATTGACCTTTCTTACGGTTATCCCGGCGTATGTGATGTTGATTCGCACAATGCATGATCTCATGACATACTAACCCCTTCGTCTCTTCCAACGATAACCTTTCAACATACTCTGGGTTATAACGAATAACTTTACCGTTTGTCATAGCTGTCGGATTGTTCGGATTCCCGGGGTCCTCCACAAGTTCCAGTCTCAATGCCAGACTTCCGAAAAACGGATGGTCCAGCACGAGGCCCGCCCTCGCCTTACTCAATTGATCTTTTGCCTTCATCATAACAAACCTCCATTTGTTATTTTGCCGTCAGGTGGATGCTCGGGTTAAATCGAGCATCCCTCAAACGGTCCCGTACCATTTAGCGTTTAATGTATCCGCTCATCTTATCCAGAATCGCGTTTGCATCCTTAGCAGCCGTGCTCCGTGCGGCCTCATCTTTCCTGAGAGCATCCGGTCCGAGCGCACAGATTTTACGCTCTGTCTCTTTTCGGAGTTTCTCCAGTTCAGGATCATTGGTCACATTGAGCTTCGGTATCAAGTTGACTAACCCAACTATATTTTCCACAAGTGAATCACGGAAAATCGCGTCCTTGTCGGCCAGCTTTTCAGCGAACTTCGAGACCACTTCACCCAGCCGGATATAAAGGTCTTTTGTCGCCGTCGCCACACGTTCTGCCACACGCTTTTCTAACTGCGCTTGGATTCTCTTTATGTCCTTGTCTCCAAGGGTTACTCGAAAATCCTTGTGATTTGGTACAGGCTCGATGTCCGTAGTAAAATCAAACTTGCGTTTGATCTCGCGAGGTCCCGGATAGTCAGAATCCCGAAACATCCCGTTCAGCCGTCGGCGAGCCTCTTCACGATACTCGTCGTAGTTATCCAAAAAGTTTCGAACCGCCTCATCAAAGCTCACTTTGAGCTTCCGCATTGCTTTGGAATATGTCTCAAAGTTCTTGCTTGGTAAGATTCGACCACCGCCGTCATCCCACGGCAAAGTGTTCTCGTAGTGAAACGTCCTGGCCGCGCTCACTGCCTGAGTGACCTCTTGGATCGACTCTTTGGCAATCAGCACTTTGTTATAACGACCGACTTCTGCGTCAACAGCATATTCGCTCGCTACTCTCTGAGTTACGCCCTTGTCAAACTTTCGGGCTGTCCAGTTTGAGATTCCTAATCTCACAATCATGGCTTCTTCCCGTAACATCGTCAAACCTCCATTTGCGATTGATTAAGCCGGACTTGCCACCGGCCTTGGTCGCATTACACCCGCTCCCATAGGAACGGGCGGCTCTGCGTTTAGATGAGAACATCTGAATGCTTTGAAGTCCATTCAATAAAAGCTCTCGTTTTCACAAGATCGGGCTCACGGTTAACGCAATCCCGGATCAATAAAACCGAGAACTCTACTGGTAAACGGTTAGCGTATTTAACTACGTTCGGCATGTTCTGGTCACTTGCTTTCTGAGCGACCGCACCGCAGATTGCATAAAGAGTCGCCGGATCGGTAGGAACGTCCGCCTTAGTCGGGGCCAGGATCACCATATCAGGATCAGGCAAACTATGATAGACTTTCATAAATCCGATAAACTCCGCCGCATACCCTTCACCCGTTATTCCTTTAACAAGGTCATACTCAAGGTCCTCTGTGCTGGCATCCATTAAACGGCTGAGAAATGTAACCGACCGTGGGGTCGCAAACGCTTTCTCGTTCCGCTTCGGATCAAAGTTATAGAGAAGCTCAGGTCTGAATCTCTGGAAGGCCAGCACTTCGGTTCTTACACCGTTTCCCAGGCCCCAGGAAATCCAGTCATCCAAATCGACATCAAAGTCAATATGAATAAACCTGTTTGCTAACGCACTCGACATCCGCGATGTTATAGCTCTGTCAGTCTCACGGTTTCCAGCAGCGATTATCACCGCATCTTTCGGCAACTCGTACTCTCCGATCTTGCGATCCAAGATTAACTGATAACAAGCGGCCTGTACAAGCGGCGGTGCTGCATTCAACTCATCGAGAAAAAGGAGCCATTTGCCTTTTCCTTTCGGAAGGAAGGCAGGCGGACACCATTGCGCTTCGCCATTCTCTATATGTGGTAAACCTCTCAGATCAACCGGGTCAAGTAATACAGCCCTTATATCGATAAGGGTGTAACCGAGCATACCGGCTACCTGAGCAACCACATCTGATTTGCCAACGCCAGGCGGTCCCCAAAGGAACGTCGGCTGTTTAGCAGCAATACACGTCTTCAGATTCGATACTACTCTTGATGGTTTCATCGTCAAACCTCCATTAAACTAAGATTGCAAAGGGGCAATCGCCCCCCGTACTATCTATAAATCGCTTTTACAACAGTCTTGTAATCTCCTTTCTTTTTATCCCAAATACGAGACGCCCTACCAAATCGCCCGCACTTAGTACAACGAAAGTCGCTTCCCTGAATAGTAAATGTCTTCCAATCATGTAAGCATCTCTTATTCGTTTTCATTTTTGCTACCTCCAAGTTAACTTTTACATCTCTCATAGAGAGCCAGTGATTGTGACAGACGCAATTAAGATTATTTCACACGATCTGCAAATCGTTTATCGATTCCTTCCGCACAGCTTCTACATACTCGCACATATTTCTTACGTGTGTTAGCATAAACCAGTCTACGCGTTGATTGATTATAGTCGACCGTCTTTTTACATATCCAACATTTCATTTTCGTACCTCCCGAGCCCGTAATTTATCTGCTTTGTTTTTTGTCCGCTTTGCCCGTACTGCGAGACCTATCCTTTTCAAATGTTTAGACTTTTTATCAAGTCTCGCAACATACTCACAGATAGGACAACTATAACTATCGGAAGTAAATCTTTTTATTCTACGTTTCATTTTTGTACCTCCTTGTCGTCTGTCATAACCACGGGCTCTCACCCGTGGGGAGGTTTTGATTTGTTAAGATGTTTATTTCTCGTGTCCGGGCTTTCATCCGTACACTGTCGGCTCGCTTTCAAGTCCTGAGTCTATCACCCTTCAAAACCCTTCCCACTGTCGCCCCGGTTCTTCAATCGATTCCAAGCTAAGCTGTTCTTGAACCTTATGTTAAAGATCATCTTTGAAACTCATCCTTTCTTACTTTCTTTATACTTTAAATATAATACATTTCTTAAAATAAGTCAACTATGTGTTTTTCCAGAGATAACTGATAAACAAGTTTTATATTTGAATTGTATTTTTTTGGATTCCCATGTGGCATTTCCGGCAAACCCAAATTACATCATACCGATGTTCTTTCGCATAGCCCTTATGATGATGAGCCTCAATCCTTTTTTTGGCTTTACCACATACAGAACATATTGAGGGTTTAATTATACGCCCAGTACGTACACGATAATTAAGTTTATTCTGAGCGAGTATCTTTTCGGGGTTATCCTTTCGCCATTTTCGTACCTGTGCATTTGCACGTTCCCGATACTTCGGGTCTGTATCACGCCGACGCCGCCTATTCACTCGGGATAGTTCTGCATGACGCTCAGGATTATCTTTCGCCCATTGATTAGATCGTTCGATATGAGCTTTACGCGTTTCCGCATTATTCGGATACGTTTTCCCACTGGTCAGATAATGTTGCTTATCATACGCACTGATATGCGCTTTATTCCTATCCCGCCATTTTTTCCGAGCAACCTTTCTTCGTTCTTTTTTCTCTTCATCGGTTAGCATAACTTTATCTCCTTGATTTTAATGTAGCATATTTCCAGAGATAAGTCGAATTTGTTCTTTTGAGGACTTACTGAGTAGAAAAAAAACCAGCGTCGGGAGGAGGTAACCCTTAAAGTCCCAACGCTGGCCTATAGGAAATGGGATCGCTGAGCGAACAATCCCTGTTACATTTTAAAGTAACATAAGTTCATTTTAAGACAAGCGTTTATTTATAGAGAATAAAATAGCTCTGAACATTTGTCTCAAACTCGGCCTTAGTTAGTCGTCTAGCCCAGCCGCTTTTTCCGTCCTTAAACCGCTCACCCCAGGGATCATTAAAAATAAGTTCCTGCTCTGAGTCATCATAAGCGAGCACTGCTATATAATGTCCCGGCTTCTTCAGACACAATTGAACAGCATCCCCATCTTCTACATGAAGGATAATCTTTCCCCAAGTGGGGCCCCATTTGAACACACATTCTTGTCCAAATACCTCCTTAACAGCTTGAGGATAGAATTGTGGAACCCGGTTCTCCGGGATACTTTCCGGCAAGTCTCTGATCTCTTTTAACGTCGCCAGGTTCCTAGGATCATTAAAATAATCCATCAAGACCTCTTCCGGTTGTGGCTTATATACCCCCGGACATACAATATTTACATCGTACCCCATAGACGCCAGACAATTCACCGCCGCAGTCGGACCACAACTTTCCAACCAGCTTTTCAAGTTACCCATCGTGGCCTTCAGTAATGCTTCAGTAGGATTGTTTGCCTGACTAAAATAACATTTCCAATCAGCCCAATGTGTAGTACCTCTAATCATATATCACCTCCGTCTTATGATCTTGTATTCTTTCTTTCATTAAACCAAAATATTTCTTATCTTTTTCTATCAGAATAAAATCACGTTTCAGATTTAAACACGCTATCCCTGTAGTTCCTGAACCAGCGCAATTGTCCAAAACTAAATCACCTTTATTTGTATAAGTTCTTATTAAGTATTCAAATAGGGCTACTGGTTTTTGTGTAGGATGCCAGACCTTCCCTTCAGATTCAGCAGTTTTAAAATAAATAAGGTCTGTAGGATATCGTCTACCATCGCTTTTAACTCGAACAGCATTAAAATTACCATAACTCCCTGTCAATTGATCTTTTCTTACTCCTTTGTCATACGGTTTACTATTCTTCATTTGCGGAAAGTAAACAGGCTGCTTTGCATAGAAAACACATATGTCTTCGTGTTTCCGAAGAGGCTGTTTTTTCACATTTAGAAAGTTTGTAGGTTTAGACTTTTCCCACACAATTTTATATTTAAAAAACTTTTCATTACTCAATATTAATCTTGCTGTGAAAGCACCTTGTGAAGTTAATGCAATAACCCCGTTCTTTTTTATAACCCGATTATACTCTTCCCAAAGTCTCTCAAGAGATATTACGCTATCCCATTTATTTTGTGTAGTCCCGTATGGTAAATCACATAAGATCATATCCACCGATTTTTCTTCCAAGCCACCCATTACCTGAAGACAGTCTCCATAAATCATTCTCATTTTATGTACTGTCCCTTGATCCTCGATTCGGTAAAGCCCATTTCCACCAATAATCTTCTAACGTCCTCGTTTGATTCCTGGGCCATATTCGCGGTCAAGACCACATCAACATATTTCTGGGTCTGAAAATTGTATTTGATTAAATCCTTAACCTTCTGCTCATTTACTTTCGGCGTGTCATCCCGCGTTTGATGTTTCCTGAATGTATTCGCTAAGAATGTCTGGGGAGTAAGGTCCTGCAACTTTGCGATCTCATCCCGCTTCTCATCCGGCAGATCGGGAGCTTCGACGCGCTGCCGGTTAGCAAACTTATTCAATGCTTTAACCTCTTGATCAAAGAAATCAAATACTCTATGTTCAGGCATAATCATCCCCGCTTGAATACAATAGCCTTCCGCCAGAAAAAAATGATCTGGTCGGCTTCCTTCTTTCCATACAAACCTGGATTTCTCAGGATGAGTCTCATTTGGTTCAAGTATACGAGTTGCCGCTTGCATTTGCTTATAGTATTCTCCGTCTTCCAGGGACTCCGCCTTTAATGGAACTGTCATAGACTTCAATTCAATTCCTTGCTGAACATAATCCAAAAGGGCCGTCCGGTCCATCCGTACTTCCCGCTTGTCTTTATGCTTTATCATATCAGTACACCCTTCCTGAAATCGACTCGACCACGCCATACCAAACGCTGCTTTCACTTCCATGATTTTATGAATCTCAGGCTGGGCGTCAATCACGCAGCATGTCGGCTTCCACTCCCTCATTATTTGAAACAACTGAGTAAATCCGGGGAGCGTCCATATACCAATCAATCGCAACGAGACTCCAAACTGTGACTTCACTCGTTCACGCAGGATCACATGAATTGATTCTCCCACGTCCACACCCATAAACCGAAGTCGACCTTGACTGACACGACGTACCGGCCATTCATAATTCCGCCTGCAATCCTGAAGCATGGCCCGCGTAATCTTTGATCCCCTCGACGCAAACGGAAGGCCCAGATTTGAATTATAAAATAATTGAGTCTTTAAAGCATTCCCGACCGCCTTTGTCCATATCCGATACAATTTTCGCAATGAGGTAAACTTACTAAAGACCTGACTTACCCTGAAACCCTGCCATTGACGATTCTGGTATGCAGAGACCCACTCACCCTTAGCCAGACGATTGACCGGCGATCCACAGTCATGGATCAATCGAAACTCCGACTCGTCTCCCATCACTTGAGGGTCCGGGTCCGCATCCCTGTCTCGCGGCGTAAAGGTATTTGTCCCGGACTCGATAACAACATGTTGAAAAAAGTCCGGCACAAACCACTTATTACAGCTCGGACATTTCAGATTCCATTTACCCTGACTGCTTTCTGCATATCGTTCGTCTATCCCAAAACCTTCCACAGTCGGGTTACCGATCTCCCTTTCAAATCCATACGGACTTGCTGTGAGCCGGTCAGGGAGCATGAGAAGGTTTGCCAGGTTGCACCGATCCTTTTCATCCACATATGCACTGTCAACCGGTATCTCAATAAACTCGTCCTGGACATTCGATCCTACATACGCAAGTGTACCCGTACCAAAATGCATCAATGAAGTTCTATGCACTTTCGTCTCCGACTGAAAGACCAGAACACTGTACGCCGGAGCGCGTTTATGCAGTTTATAAATCCTGTTGTTCACAAACCGGTTCCGAAGCTCATACTTCGGCAGCACATACATCACAGTCAAACCCATCTCTCCCGCTTCAACGTGTGACTGTATAATGAATAGCTCAGATAACCCACATTGAACGCTCTTCTCCACCACCATAAAGGGAGTATTCCCAATGAGCCGGTACAATTCAAAAAGATAAGGCAGGTTCTTAAATGTCATAGAGTGAAACCGGGTATTCTTATGATTGTACCTGGCCCACCATAACGCCCGGCACTTTTCCAGATCAAAGTTAACTCCGACCTGTCTTTTGTCTCTATATTCCGATTTCTTATCAAATAGTTGTATCCGGGCGTCTGCGGCATCAATTACATTACTCATCCTTATCCCCGTCTTCTCCATTCAGGCCTTCAGAGATGATTTCCAATTCTTCGATATCCCGTTCCAGGGCCGCCAGTTCTTGTGCGGACACAGTTCGTTCCTTGGCGTATGGATTTGGTTTTTCCACCGCCAGAGCATCCGGGGTATATCCTATATTCAGATTCAATGTACTTTTAGCCTGACCCGGCGCTTCCCCAGGGTTATTCAGCACAGAATAAACGAAACGGGCCATCTTTCCAATAGCCTCAATTGTATCCCCGGTGATCTTCGATCTCAGAAGTTCATTGATCGTTTTATAGACGTTCCGTTGCATGACCACATGTTGTGCCAGGTTAAACATACGCTGCTCATACCGGGCTATCGCTATGTATCCCCGAACGCCCTCGTGTCCCAACCATCTATCGATTGCCTTGAGGGACACACCATATTCCTTCGCCCAGAACTTGCTCGGCTTATATTCAGTCGCGTACCTGAATGCAAAGTCCCGCATCCGTTCCGGTATGAATGGTAAGTTTTTTAGGTCCGGTATATTCTCCACTTTTATAAACTGGCTCATCCCCGCTTCCACAGGAGCCAATACTACCGCAGTAGGCGCGTCGTCTTCAATTTCCATCCCAGGTATCCGAGCAAGATAATTCTTCACCCGATCACGTAGTAAATCAATGTGTAGTTTAGTCTGCATACTCAGCTACCCTCAAAAGTTTCAATAAGATTTCCACTTGTTCAGCATCCAGAACCGCTATAGCTCTTCGGTTGTCAAGCGTCAATTCAAGAACCGTCTTTGTGAACATATTACCTTTTGAGTCTATTACTATCTCCGGTGTCTTGAAAATCTTAGCGTCCGACCGGACTGCCAGAACTGGACTCGTTGTGATCGTCAAGTCCCCCGACAGAGAGTACGTCCGGGTTTTCGCTTTCTTTGCGGAGACTTTTTTCACTGCCTTTACCGAAGACTCTTTTACTACCTTTGTCGGTACTTTTTTTGTCTCCTTTGCCGGAGCCTTTTTTGTTATCTTTGTCGGTACTTTTCCGGACGGTTTTGTCGACAGGGTTTTCATCGGGACCGGCAAGGATTTCTTTTTTACGGTCGAACTCTCTTTTGACTGAGTAGTCTTGGAGATCAGCTTTTTTAACTTCTTCACTGTTGCCATCGCTATTTAACCTCCACAAAAGCCATTTTTTAAACTCCCATGCACGTCGACTTATTGACGTTCTATGTTCACAATTATTGATGATATTTCGCTTCTCTGCCGAGATTGCACCCACTACATCAACCCTTGTTCGGAGCGGTCCGTTTACAAACTTAGCAGTCGCTACACACAGGGGAACATGACTTTCCGTTCCACTCAGTACTAATAAGTTCGCACAACCAATACAATATACTTTACGCTTTCTCAAAATAAACCTCTCTCAGATTATAATGACTACCTCAGATTTCTTTGACCGGCAACACATCCTTTTTGTCTTCGTCTGAACCATCCAAAACATCAACATCATCTGGATTTTCTGACACAATCACAACGTCTACAGACTTTTTGTTGTCCGATTGCTTTCCAGTTTTGGTTCTATTAGAATTGGCCTTTTTCGGGGCCATACCGATCTTCTTTAAAACCTTAGCAGATATCTTAGCATCAAGCGTTTTCAGCCATTCGTCGTCGATATTGGCGGTCTCTTCAAAGAACATCAGGCTCGCAAGTGAGGTCATTTTCTCCATTTCAATCTTTCGAAAAGGATGGACCATAAAAGTTACCAACCCCAGAAATCCTTCCCGGAATGGAGATGTCGCCAACATCAAAACCTCCGATGCATCAGTGTTCAGGACTATAGCAGCCGACACACCTTCCGGCAACGGTTTAATGATTTCTATAGTCGAAAAAACTTGGTAAAACGCCCCAGGTCGTAGAAGAACGAGACCTGACGGCATCGGATCAAACCGTCGGCCTGTCATCGCTTGCTCGCGCCGGTCATTAAAATATATCCGGGCAGTCCCACTAACATCAGTTGTCTTCACCTCGGAGGTCCGCAATATGACACCATCCTCGATGCCATATTCCACGTCTCCAAAAGCACCGACCCCATTCGCTCGTAATAGCTTCTTATACTTCATTGCTTGAACAATCATTTACTCCC